GTCATAAGAGCTCTCATACTAGGCATAACTTCTAAGTTACATACTGCTTCCTCAAGTATCTTCCTAGTCTTAGGTACTAACTCTTGGTTTGTATTTTCTTTTAAATGTTGCTCCATAAAATCAAAGTATCTAGCAACGGTTTCTTTCCAAGTCTCTCTCCGCTTCTTCTCAGGTAGCCATCGTGCGTACCTGCTAAGGGCAATAAAGTTTTGGTAATCGTTTGGTAATTTATTCAATTTATTCATCCTCCATTGGGTCTATTTCAATGTTCAGCATCTTGCTTCCATCGTCATCTAAGTAAGTATTATATTTCAGTCTTCCGTTTCTGTGCATCTGAACAGCATCAGTTATCCCTCTATCATAACATTTAGTACCGTGTCTCCACAATAAGAATCCTCCCATTGTAAGCAATACTAATATAAGAAAGATAAAGTTTTCAGTAGGTATCATCATCATTATCGTCAAACTCCTCTCGTTTATCTATCAGTTTATCTTCAAACTCGTGTAGCAACTCTTCAGTTGTTATGTCGAGTATCTCACACATAGTGCAAGGGTCTATAGCTTCTTGGACTATTCGTTCTTTAAGTTCATTAAGAGTTAGAGCCATACTGCCCTCCCTCGTGTTCTATGAGCTTATCTAAGAACCAACGAGCTTTCTTTAGGTCTTCTAAACCGTTTTTATATCTCCACCTGCAAATGTATTTAGCAACACTAGCAGTTAGGTAGTCCATATCTTGGTCTAAGATAAAATCTATGACCTCAATATTGCCTTGCTTGTAATGGTTAGGATTTATTTTATCTTCGTCCATTCCTTTAACTCCTTTATTTCTTTTGTTGAGAATATTTTGATGTCGTACTTCTCACACCATTTTCTATAGGTTATCTTGTTACCCTTAGCTACCTTAGAGTCGGGGCGGGGCATCAGAAATATTAACTCCTTGCCTTCGAATCTCATCTGTTCAGCAATTGATTTATACTTCTGTCTATCCCCGCTCCTAAAGAACCCTTTAACTTCTATATGATACTTACCCTTAACAAAGTCAGGAGTATAGTTCTTTCGGATAGTATAGGCTATCCTACAAGGCTCATATTTCCATTCCTTTCCTAACGCTAAGGAACATTCTTTCTCTAGCTTACTGCGAAATTTTGTTGCCATCAGCATCTACCTCTAAAACAGACGGAACAAACTTGACCTCAGTTAAGTATCGAGGTCCTGTCGAATAGATAAAGGTTCTTAAGTCTTTACCCCAACATTCGTGTTTGTAAGCACAGTAACTACATCCAACTGCTAACTTCATATTACCTGACTTACCGTCAGCAATTGGTTCATAACATCTCTCAGGCGGTGTCTCAGATTTAACTACTCTCTTTATATTTTTAATTCTTTCTTCTATAGAGAAAAAGTTTAACTTCGACCAGTACCATTGAGATTCATCAGCCATATCATACTTGAGGTATGTTAGATGTCCGTTAGTCTTATCCATAACTAACCAACCTACATCTGTCACACCCTCTGAATGAGCATAGCCTTTGATTTGGTCTACATATCCAAAGGGGTCGTCATTAATGAGTGAGCCATCTTTGAATTTCTTAAAGCCATAAGGTGACGCTGACTTAACATCTGTCAATACACCATCAATCTTACAGTCCATAGAGCCTTTGATACCATCTACTTCTGCTTGCTTCTGTTCGTCTGTCACATCGTGACCTGCAAGTTTAGTAAGGGCTAGTACCATCTCTTCAATCAAGTGACCATAGAGGAACTTGATTCTAGTGTGAGGCATAAGTTCCTCACCTTTATAGCCATTATAAGAATACCACAACTGTCTATCTTTCTTACCTATGTTAGACATACGGAGCTTACGTCTATCAAACTTACTCTCTGTGATATTGTTTCTAAGTATCTGTTTGACATTCTCACCGAAGTCATTTATTACTTGTTCAATAGGTACACCATCAGGGATTTCTTTGGTGTCTATCATACGATATATATCGTCTACTAATGTGTCTGTTGCCACGTTTCACCTACCTTATATTCACCGTCCAAAGGACAGTTTAGTTTAAAAGATTTACCTGCTTGAATGATAGACCCTACCGCTAGACCTCCGAAGAAGTCTGCTTGGTCTTGTCTGACCTCGCATTGAAACTCATCGTGCACATTCAGTACGAACTTATAATCTAAGTCATACTGTCTAGCATAAGAGTCCAATAGTACCAACGCTTTCTTCATTATAACCGCACCTGCACTCTGTAGTAGAGTGTTTAGTGCTGAATGTTGAGAGCGTATGTGTAGCTTACGACCATCTAACCCAGTAACCCAACCTTTACCGCTTGATTCGGAAACCTTCTCTCGCAGTTGTTTTAGAGCAGGAGTATTATCAAGAAAGTTCTTCTTTAAATGTCTCCCACGCTTCGCACCACCACCTGCTACCTCACCAATCTTAACATCTCCCGCACCGTATAGGAACGCATAGATGAAAGTCTTAGCTTGGTCTCTAGTTTGTAGTCCTGCTGACTTCTGATTAGCAGAATGAATATCACCATTAAGTATCTCATTAGTGTATTTATCATCATTCATATAGTGTGCTAACATTCTAAGTTCTAGACCACTAGCATCACAACCAACCAACTTATAATCCTTAGGGACAGTCCACAAGTCTCTACAGTCAGCACCATAGCCACCCTCAAAACCCCAAAGTATTTTACCGTCCTTTCCGTGCCTAGTCGCAGGGACTTGAGCACAGTTAGGCTTAGAGTGTGTCATCCTACCAGTCACAGCACCGCAAGGGTTTACTCTTCCGTGTACTCGACCAGTACGCTCATCAATAGCTTCTACCCAACTCTTAACCATAGCAACACGCTTGGTAATCGTCAAGTAATCTACAATCAACTGTGCCTCAGGTATCTTAACAGTCTTAAGCACCTTCTCGTCTACGATAGGATTACCCTTCTCAGTAAAAGATTTAGGTTTCCAACCGAAGTGCTGGAGGTACTTAGCTATCTGTTGCCTTGAGCCTAAGTTAAACTCAGGGTACTCATAGTATCCCCAGTCACAATCTCTAAAGTGTGCACCCTTATCTAACTGTGCTTGATACCTCTTAGAGATACTACCATCTTTATTCTTACATTTATCTTTAGGATGTGGTAAGTCTATCCATACAGGTAGAGGTTTAAATCTTTCGTGTACCTCATCCTCTATATCTAGTACCTTCTCCTTCATCTCAGCTAGTAGTTCATACGCACGCTCTTCATTAAGTATCATACCGTTGTCGGTCTGCTTCCTAATAATCTCAGCCGTTGTATGTTCTAGCTTAACTGCATCAGAAAAAGTTAAATGTTTAACAAAATGATTGTAAAGAGCTTTAGTCACCCTTACATCTTGCTTACAATATTCTAACATCTCGTGGCTATACTCTTCCCATCCACCTTGATAGTCATCTTTATAATCACCAAGCCTCTCACCCCAAGACCTTAGACTATGTCCACCATCAAGGCTAGGGTTATATAGTCTGCTAAGTACGAGAGTGTCCCGTAAATTAAAAGACCAATCCATCCCAGTAATCCTACGCAGAATAGGAACATCAAAATTAATAATGTTGTGTCCCACAAGAGTGTCGACATTCTCTGATGCCAACCATTTTCGAAAAAGTCCATTGGCTTCTCCTCCTATAAAGTTGTATACAGTAGGCTCATCGTTGTCAAGCATTGCACATATGCAATGTACTCGAGTAGCTTCAAGCCCGTCAGTTTCTATATCAAAAAAAGCCTTCATCAAGTACCTCCGAAAGTCTTCCTGTCTCACTATCGTATTGTAATCTACAAGCCTTACCCGTTAGACCAGAGAACCTATTCTTTATAACCCTTAGTGTAGTCTGGTTACGAATGATAGGGTCATCGTCCTGTTGGTTACGCTCTAAGCCTATAACAATGTCAGACAGTTGGGCGATAGCAGCACTACCTCTTAACTCCGATAGTGATACTTGTCCACCTTCCTCGTGTGCTTTACCTTGTGGTCGTTTAAGATGAGAGATAAGGAATAATCCTATGCCTGTCTCTTGAACTATCTTTCTAAGGTTTGTCATAATGGCGTCAATTGCTTTTCTTTCGTCTAGTATACCATCTTGGTCACTAACAACGATAGATAAATGGTCTAAAACTATCCACTTACAATCAAAAGATTTAGCATAAGTTCTAATCACATTAAGTAGTGAGTCTTCCGACATACTACCGAAGTGGTCATAGAAGTATACATTCTTATCGCCTACCGATTTCTGCCATAGAGCCTTTTTATCTTCGGGGCTTAACTCTCTCTCATATTGTGGTATGTGAATAGGTGAGTTAGCTTCGATAGACATCAAGCCTTTAACAGTACGCTCGATAGATTCCTCTAAGTGAATGATAGCTAGGTTATCGTCAGTCTTATCAAGTATGTATGATTCTAACTCCTTAACAACGCTAGTCTTACCCATACCCGAACCACTCGTTATAGTTACCAGTTCCTTAGACCTAAAACCATAGGTTAGTTTGTTAAGACCTGCCCACGGATAATCAATATTGACGAGGTTCTCATCTTTTAGAAGATGTTCCCAAGT